TATGACAAAAAATGACTCCCGAACAAGTTTACCGATGCGCTCTTGCCCGATACAACCAGGTCCCTGATCAAGAAACAGTTGCTCAACTAAATGATACGATTCTGCAAGTGGTCGCCACGGAAGAAGTGTTGTTTGAATCTACTGGCACCTATGCTATATCATCAGACCCGGAGGAAGACAATGACGATCTTATTATGTTGCGTTACGCTGCTCTAAAAACAACTGCAAATCTTATTATAGTAATATCTGCTGGATATCGCACACCAGCCTCGCGCCTGGCATATTTAAAAAAACTATTCCCGTGCTTTCAAGGAGCGGAGTTCAATGTACCATTTAATACAGGACGCAATCTGATTATGTTTATGGAAGACGGGTGCGAGCTCAATGTCCCACTAGACGGATATTTGAATTGTGGGCCTATCCATAGTCGAACACTGGCTTCTATCTCTTGTTGCCTAAAGAAGAGCCCGGCCACTCGAATTGTAACAGTTGGTGCAAGGGATGATTGCAAGTTAGGTGCAGGAATAAATCAGAAACAAACCGATGAGCCGGGTAAATTAATAAATGTACCAGGTGTATGGGATACATTTATCAATGAAAATGAGGGCGCCAGTTGTATCAATTTATCGGTCAATATATCTCGACACGTATTGATTCCAAATCCGCTCTACTTGATGGACACGCCTTATAGAGAAATGGCAAATGAAATGTGTATGACATCTCTCGTTGATAATACTGGAATGTTTCTAGCGTGTAGACCCGATCCAAATCCCCATTTCGCACTACGCGTAAACGAAGGCAACTCCATCATAGATTACAAATATTTGAAACAAGATATGACACAAGAAGATTACGAGGCCGGATTAGTAAAGTTGCAAGAATATATGGACGTGGCAAAAAGCAAGGGACTAGATGCGACTATCTATGAATCAGCCGCGATTCCAATTATGGCAACACATTCGTTCGGTGGAAGATACAAGCCGGGCAAGTTTGGATGGGCACCAGGTGACGAGACGGCCAAACATAACGTCGACTGTTTGTTACCAGAAACAGTACCCATCTTTAAAGAAAATATTCGTAAAATGAGATATTTTACACCAGCATATGACGTAATTGCATTCGTATGGCTATTTAAATTTTAGTTTACATTCTTCGATAAAAACTGAACCTTCATCCATACTATGAACAATCTTTAGAGGTTTCACTGTCTTATAAAACATTTTAACAAGTTCAAATATATTTTTAATAATAGCGCCTTGCGCCACCACGGTCGAGCATATCAATTTTTTTTCTAAAAAAGGCCCATAGGATTCAAGAATTTTAGAAAATTCCTTAATTTGTTTAATAGAGAGTAACCCTAGCAATCGTACATCTAATATATAGGCAAATTTTACATTCTCTTCTATCATTTCCGTCATTTTTGTTTTGAAATCTTCTACAGCACAAGTCCATTCAAATGCAGTCGGTAATTCTTTTTTTACGTTAAATAAAAAAATACGATTATCATTGTTTGTTGATATTTTATACTCGACAAAATTATTGTACGAGTTTTCCATTAAAAAATATATTTTAATATGTTTATACTCTTTTTAGTTTATATGAATAACTTGTTCATATTATCGGCTTCAAGTGTGTTTGATTTTACAAAGAGATCAATAATACGGGAGTTATCCCTAAACCGGAAAGTAAACAATTTATTCTTTTCTTTTCTCCCAACACGACCAATCGATTGTATGATTTGTTCCTGGGTTACATTGGTCAACTCTTCGGCAAAGATGGCGTGGCAAAACTGATAGTTTGTACCAAACATAAATTCGTCGGTTGAAATGATAAAGAGTAGTTGTTTATCTTCTGCAAGTTCCTTCATAGTATCGTCATATTCTTCTACGATTTCATTTGGGTTAAATATACCAATCCCCATCAGAAGTAAGATTTTATAATTGGTGTGAACTTGCAGATTCATAATTCTCCTTACATACTGCTCTTCTACGCGACTGGCGAATACGTTTGAATCTTCAAACCGTTTAGTGCACCATTTACTAAAGTGTTCGCGAGTGTTGGGTATGTACAAGTTGTTCAATTGAACAGGTTTCAGCATTGATTCCAATTTATCTATTTCTTGAATCAATAGTTTTGTATTGGGGTCAAATCGCTGATCTTTCATCTTGTTCTCATTTTTCTCGTCCTTACTTGTATTATCCTCGAGTTGTTGTTTCTTTTTCACAATTTTTTCAATTAAATCGTTGTTGTAACTAATTATTTTGTCTAGTTCTAAAAACGAGGATTGGTGTATCCCACTATTCTCTACAAAATAGGTAACCCACTTGTGAATGTCTTTGCATATAAACATTGTTGGCCCGTAGGTTAAAGTATAGCTGTGTTTGGTGGTGAGTTCGATTCCAATATCTACGCGCTTAATTCGTTTGAACGATTCATAATTCTGTAAAATGAACGCGTAGTCTGCTTTTTTGATTCGCTGCAATACAATGTAATATAGCTCGCGAATGCTTTTTGTCGTGATGTTTTGAACGAGCTCAAAGTGTTGCAATATAAGGTCTGTGCTATTGAATACGTTTTTACACACATATAATATAAACGTCGCACATTCAGTCACGCTTAGAAATTTCATATGCGTGTTGCCGTGTGCTGCAATAAATGTCTCAATATCCGATATATTTTTAAATACATTGTGAGGCATAATAACGCTGCCGCTGGTATCCAATAACGATACATTTGTAGTTTCGTCGAACGTATCGATATAATGTATCTCTCCCGAATATTTTCTAATATATCTCTCGATGATCGGCTGAATCTCACTTTCACTTGGCAAAGTTGCAGAAGATAGGATGATATTAGGTATCACGTTAACTTCCCAGATGTGTTTCACCACTGCGTGCAGATCATCGTCCACCTCGTTCATTTTCATTGTAGGTTCATCGTAGAAGATAAACATTTGATTCTTATCGAAGAAAGATGTCATATAGAGCATTGCAATTTCATAGGATTTGATATCGCAGAACATAAGTTCTACTTTTTGTCCGTCACTGTGATTCGGACGCTTGAATTTATCATTGGAAAACGTATTTACAGAGAAGTAGTGCAGGCGAACATCTTCGGGCGTCGTGCAGCCAAACGCGAATGCTACTTTGCGACCAACATTCACCGCACTTTTGGCCAAACTCAGCGCAATATGGCGCGAAGGGCAAACAAATATTCCCCTCAATTTCTCACACAATCCAATCGGTGTAAGCGTTTTACCCGAGCTAGTGGGTGCACGATAAAAGACGCATTTGGGAGACGTGTCTTGAAACAATGATAGCAGAGTTTTCTGGTGGTCGTATAACTGTAGAGGATTGTAGTCAAATATAGTATTTGTTTCAATAAACCTTTCGGTATTTTCCAAGAAATGAACGATATCCATGGAATCCGAGTATTTATCTATAATGGATTTTACAAATTGAGAAATATAGTAATTCAATTTGTAAATTTTATATAAATAACATATGTTGTAATAATAATATTCTTTCTTGGGCTTAGTAATATCTTTCAACAGTTTTTGTATCATATCAAGTAGAATCATTTCAATGTTTTCGGATACCTTTTTCTGTTGACTCGTTAAGCGGATTGTATCGGCAGTATTTAACTTCTTCTTGGGCTTGGATAATACAAGTGCATCAATCTTGTATTTTTTCGACAATTGGTCTACCGTATCTTTAAGGAGCATTGTATAAATGTAATAGTCTTTTTCTTCGTGTTCTAATTTCACGAGAGAACTGATCGTTTGGTATAACTGTACCACTTGCGTGCCTTGAAAACTATTTTTAATCATATTCAGAATAACAAGCTCTTTCTCGCTGACACGTTTCTCCATTTGAGTCCAGTCGAGTTTGGTGAGTTTGCATTGGGAAGTCATTGTAATTTAATATGTCATATTATATTTATTCACTTTCAATTTTATTTATATAGTAATAAATCTTTTTCGTGAAAGGTTCCGTCAATAGGAAAATTGAATTCTTTGTAAACAATCTGTAATAAAAGCCATTCAAATAAACCTCCAAAATAAATATAAACATTCGTGAACCCCAACTTTTTCAATTGGTTATATTTTTCAGTCACTTTTAAATCTCTGTGATTTCTACCATAGACAATGATTTCTTTTTTCTTGTCCTTATTCAACAACGCATTCATAAATTCTGTTTCCTTATTCGCAGGTATGGTATTTTTAATTAAACACCCTTGTTCCGATTCTGGAAGAGTGTTAATTAAAACAAAATCGTAATTGCACATTATTTTATGTTGTATTGTATCAAATGTATAAGATGAAAAGGAAGAATATACATTACCCATTATAAATATATAAAGCCTTATTTTAAACGAATTTTACCACTATATCTACTTTTTCTTTTTTCATACATTTGGCGGCAGAGACAGAAAGTTCTTCTCTCCTCTTCCTTGTTTTGCCTAGAGAATCATTATGTTTTTTTGACTTGGAAATGCTGTTGTTTGAGTTCATATCAAATTCAATATCCGCATAATTCTTCTCGATATAATCAATAATCTTATTTTCGATTGCCCATTTAAAAAAGTTCAATTGTCCGATCGTCGTTTCAATACTATATTGCTGGTCCCCAAACGGTACTTTGATTCTCTCCCATCTACAAAACGGATCAAAACGTCGCTTAGAGTAGGCCTTCAATTTTAGTTTATAGTCATTATAAACTCTAAACCTAGGGCAACAATCAAGGTCATATACAGTAAACCATTTCTTAGCATAGTTGGTAGAAAACCAATCGACAATACGGAGAGAAATTTTAGATTCGCCGTTAATGATACATAACATTTTGTTTAGATTATCATCTGCATTATAAAAAAGCATCAGTTTATTTAATAGAAGGTCATTCTGACTCTCATATTTCATTGTATATAAAAATGATTCTTGTTTAAATTTTAATTACTCTAATTTAATTAAAGTGAGCTGTTTTCCTTGTTTAAAATATTCGTGACTATCTGTACGTCTTTTTAAGTTACACTTTAAACAAGCAATGCACGTGTTCGATTCATAATGGCCAATGTTATTATCCAATCTCTCTAATGTCCACTGTGAACCTTCTCTCCTCTTGTTAAATAAAATTAACAACTCGCAATTACAGTAATAACATTTTAGTTGAGAATCATATAATTTGTTTATCATTTGCAGGTAAGTAATGTGCTTTGTTTCATCAAATTTATTTTTATTCTTATCTTGGTTTTTATAAGCACTGTATTTTTTCTTCAGCTCTGAATTAAAATCATTATTCGTTTCGATGTTGTCGCATATTTTTTTTAATATATCCAATTGGTCAACGTCTACCACGTATTTCTTTTTTCTAAAATGATCGGGTAAAGTTATTTGTTTCATTTAACTAGTTAAACATATCTTATATATTATATTTAAATGAGCGCAGAAGCCAAAAATGTAAAAGACGAATGCAAGGAG